TCCAGTCCTACAAAGGTTCTTCGCCGTTTTCTCCGGAAGCGATCGTGATTGGAGCCAATAACGGCACCAGTCCAGTAGAGATCCCGGCAGATAAGTTTGTGTTGTTTCATGGGTATGACCCGACAGACCCGATGCGGCAATATTCGAGGATCAGTGCCTTGAAGGAAACCCTTCATGAACAGGTTGAGTCCAATAGGTTCCGTAGACAGATGTGGCATAGAGGCGGCCGCTTCAACGCTTATATTTCGAGACCAAAGGATGTCCAGCAGTGGAGTGACAGCGCTTTTGAGCGGTTCAAAGCGACGTTCAAATCCTCCTGGGCCGGCAGTGAGGGATCAGATGCTGGCGGAATGCCTATCCTTGAAGACGGCATGGAAATAAAGACGGTACAGTTCAACAGCAGAGATGCCCAGTGGGCAGAGGCCGTGAAGCTGTCCAGAGAGGATTGCGCAGCCGTTTATCACGTCAATCCGGCAATGATTTGGCCGGGCAGCGGCATGACCTACGCATCCGCAAGGGATAATGCAAGAGCCCTGTACAATGATTGCCTTGCTCCTACCCTAATGCAGGCAACAGACAGAATCAATATGAAGATCCTACCAATGGTTGGAGAAGATAAAGGACATTATGCCGCATATGATATCACCATCAAGACAGAAGGTACATACGAAGAGAAGGTGGCAACTCTTTCAAGCGCTGTCGGTGCTCCGTTCCTGTCCAGGAATGAAGCAAGGGCAAGGCTTGACCTGCCTGCAATCGAGGGCGGCGATGAGCTGATCACTCCATTGAACGTCCTCCAGGGCGGCCTGGCGTCACCAAGAGACACGGATCCAACGGTTGAGCGATATAACTCGGCACCAGAAAAAGAAATAAAGACAAAAACAGAAGGTCGAAAGGCTAACGGTGAGCCGACAGAAGAACAGTCGGAACAAATAACCGAAGTCTATCGATCTTTTTTTGATCGTCAGGGCAAGTCAGTAATCCCCAAGCTCAACAGCAAGGCTGATAACTGGTGGAACGAGGAACGCTGGAACAATGAGCTGACAGATGACCTGTTTGCCGTGACTTTCGACATGAGCACGACTGCTGCTAAGGAAGCCGTAAAAGAGCTCTGGGGCATCGGTGGCGATTATGACGAAGGCAGAACCAAGGAATACATCAAGTCGATGTGCCGAAGACGTGCGGAGATGGTCAATCAGGCGACAAAGAAAGAACTGGATGCCGCTCTTGATGAAGACTTCGAGACAGAGGACGCAATGAAGTCTACTCCTGAGGGAGTTTTTGAGAACGCCAAAGAGAACCGCTCGGCTAGTGCTGGAAAAGCATTTGCAGGGGCCTTGATGGCCTGGACCCTTATGGAAGCATGCAGACAGAATGAGAAACCTGGCCAGAATGTCTACAAGACATGGGTGGTAACATCCAACAACCCAAGGGCGTCTCATGCAGCAATGAACGGCGAGACGGTACAGTATGACGAGCCATTCTCCAATGGAGCCATGTGGCCGGGTGATATTGACAACTTGGATGTGGAAGATGTGGCGAACTGCCACTGTGTTCTTGAGATAGAAGTAAGGGACTGAGGTGAAAAAGATGATTAAGAATAAAACCTATGAGGTGAAGGCTGATGCCGGCTCAATCACCGGTTACGCCTCAACGTGGACAAGGGATCCTGACAGCTATGGCGATGTGGTGGCAAAAGGCGCATTCCTTGAGTCCATCGAGCAGATTAAAGAGTCCGGCAAGGTACTGCCGCTGTTGTTTAACCATGACGGCAATAACCTAAATAACTACATTGGCACTGTGACGGAGTTGGAGGAGGATGACCATGGCCTGAAGTTCACAGCTGACTTTGATGATACGTCGGAAGGACAGAGGGCAAGACAGCTTGCATCTGACGGACGCCTTGCCAAATTCTCGTTCGCTTATGACGTTCTTGATCAGGGCGAAGTAACCCTTGAGGACGGCAGAAAAGCCAACGAGCTCCGGAAACTCAATATCCACGAGGTAAGCCTTGTGCTCTATCCGGCAAATCCTGACACATCAGTGGTCGAGGTTAAGTCCGGCAGACGGAACCGAAAAACAGACGAAGATATTATCAAGCAAATCATTACTCTCGCCAACCAGTTATTGGAAGACGAGATTGATGGCATAAATGAGCCGGTTGAGGAAGAAACAACTGCCAAGTCGGAGGAGCGGGATACCGCCAACGATGAGGAGCGGGCGCGGATGAATCAGCGGCTCAAAAGAGCAAAAGAGTTGCTCAGAAAGGAATAAAGACTATGACTTTACTTGAAAAGCTCGAAGAGGCAAGAGCAGACCTCGAGAAGATCGTAACTGCAGTTGAAGCAGGCGAGGAAGTAACCGAAGAGGAAATGGAACAGGCTATGGACGCAGTAAAAACTGCTCAGAAGAATGTAGACAATGCTGACGAAGCACAGAAGCTTATTAAATCCTTAGAAACTCCCAAAGAGGAGAAGGCAGACAAAGAGGTGAAAGAAATGCCCAGAAGTATTGGCGAGAACTTTGTAGAACACATTAAATCCATGAATGTTGGAAAGCGTTTTGACGTATCTGCTCCGGCATTTAAAGCAGCAACTGATATTCAGACTTCTCCTTCTGGAGCAGTTGATTTCGCTACCACATTCGACAAGAACGTAGTAGAGGCTGCAAGAACTCCTCTGGTGGTTCGTGATCTGTTCGGAGCAGAGACAATCTCCGGCTCTACACTGGTTTACCTTGTTGAAGGCGCGATTCAGGGAGCTCCGGCAGTGACAGCAGAGGGCAATGAGAAGCCTCAGGTACATTTTGCTGATCCGACACCGAAGACAGTATCTCTTGCAAAGATCGCTTGTCACATCAAAGAGTCTGACGAGTATATTAACGACTACCCGTTCCTGGCATCTGCGATCAACGGACGCCTTCTTTATGAACTCGGTCTTGTTGAACAGAATAAGCTTGTGACTGATCTTCTGGCAACATCCGGCATTCAGGCAGAGACCGGCTGGGCTGCATCTACTACCGCAGCACAGCTCGCAGACTTAATCCTTGACGCAGCAATGAAGGTACAGCAGAACTCCGGATTCCCGGCAGATGCAATCCTGATTAACCCTGCTGACTGGTATTCCCTGAGAATCGCTAAAGACGGTGAGAATCGCTACTACGGTGGTGGCTTCTTTGGTACACAGGCAGTTGCTGACGTATGGGGTATCCCGGTATGCGTAACTACTGCAGTTACGGCTGGCAAGATCGTTGTTGGTGCATTTAAGACCTGCGCATCTGTTGTTCAGAATGGCGGCGTATCTGTTGAAGCAGTTAACACCAATGAGGACGACTTTGTAAAGAACCTCATGACGATCCGCGCAGAGGAGAGACTTGCTCTTGCTGTAAGACGTCCTGCAGGCTTCTGCCATATCACAAAGGCATCCAGCTGATCGTTGCCTGATGGTGACTAATGGGGAGGGCTCATCGCTCTCCCTTTATTGCTGAAAGGAGCGAAAGATGGCCTTAAAAGAGTATAAGTGGAGAGGTGGAATCTGGCAGATTGCGGACGAAGATCTGCATCTTTATCCGGGAGCTGAGCCAGCAGAAGCCAAACCCAAAGCAAAAGAAAAAAAGACCCCAGCTAACAAGTCCCGCCGCAGTCCTAAAAATAAATGAGGACGGCTTGGGGTTACGAAGTAAGCGAAGGCATCGAACCGATCGTCACAGTCGCAAAGTTCAACGAAATGACAGGCGGAGCATATGCCAACAATCCAAGAGTGGAGTCGGCAATCAATGCTGCGTCTCAGGCAGTTCGGAACTACTGCGGATGGCACATCTGCCCGTCAGTTGAGTGTACAGCCTATCCCATCGGCGAGGGCAAGCTCTTAAAGCTGCCGGCAGGCTATGTATCAGCTATCACATCCGTGACAGAGGACGGCGTTGAACTGACAACAGGCCAGTATGAATGGAGGCGTGACGGACTTATGCGCCGGGCGTGCTTTAGGAACTGGTCAAATTCGTGGAGCGGTATCGAGGTTGAATACACTGCCGGGTTTGAACCGGATGCTGTGCCGGATTTGGTTGAAGCAGTATGCTCGATCGCATCCGGAGTGCTTGCGGTTGCTCCCGGAGTCACATCGGAATCCGCAGACGGAGTAAGCATCAGTTACAGCGCAAGCGCATCCAGTATTGCCGCATCGCTTACAGCACAACAGAAAAGCGCACTCGCACCCTACAAGGTGGTGAACAGCCATGCCGCTTAGCTTCTTTCGAGACACGGTTGTGCGACAGAGGGCAGTCCTGAGAAAGAAAAACGGAATGGAGTACCAAGATTGGTCAGATCCTGATGAGCTGACGATAACTAACTGTCAGCTGACAGCTCAGGCGACCACCAGAGAATTCGAAGGACGGCTTCTGAATGTCACAGACCGAAGAACACTGCGAGCTAACTATGATGCGGACATAAAGGCGGGAGACCGCATCATCTGGAACGGCGAGACATACGAGACTGACGGAGAGGTGTTTCACACCAAATCCCCGACAGGGCGTATATCAACTACTCGCTGTACGTTAGTGAGGTGGAATGGCTGATGGGCGCAAAGATTCAAATTGAACATATCAGTTCTGGCTGGATTGACGTATTCAAGTCACCCGGCATGCAAAGTGTGGTAGACCAAGCCGGGGAACGGATAGCAAATGAAGCCGGAGAACATTTCGGCTATGCTCAGGCAACGAACAGCAGATTCACGGCAGGTGGATTCGTATCCTCTGACGCTTACGGAGCATATGAAGAAGCGACCGACAAAGTGCTGACAAAGGCGGTGCACAGATGAGAGCGAGTTTAGACATCGAAACCGGTTTATACAGGGTGCTTGAAAATAACGGATATAGCGCATCTGCGCACTCGATTCCTGCATCACTTGGGAGGACCTTGCCACACATTCATGTAACACGGACGGGCGGCTATACGTCAGATATGGTCATTGAGAACAACAGCATCGACTTTGATGTTTATGCAGAAGACGAAGCGGCTGCCATGACGGCGGCATCTAATCTCTGTGGACTTGTTCGTGATCTTGCTGGTGATTTTATTGGCGATTCGCCTTGTTACAGCGTTGACGTCACTACACTGCCGTATTCCAATCCAGATCCCAGACATCCTAATATTTCTCGTGCGACATTTAAGACGCAAATCTTAACGAGAGTGAAAGGAGCATTTTATGCCTAATACTAAAGACGTGCGCATTGGCGCACCTGATCAGAAAACTACAGGAGCAATTAAGCACGCACCGCTTGGAACAGCCCTTCCCGATTTAACCGATATCACACCGTCAGCGGTTGCCCTTGATTCGGCTTTTGTCGGTGATGAGTATGTTTCCGAGGATGGTCTTACCTTAACACCTTCCATGAGCACGACCGAAATCAAGGACTGGAGCGGAGCCACTGTCCGTAAGGTCCTCGAGTCCTTCGACGGTACTCTCTCCTGGACGATGATCTCCACCAACCAGGGCGCAATGGAAGTTGCTTTCGGCGATAACTATGTGACGGCCTCGGCTGCGACTAGAGAACATGGCGCACAGACAAAGACAGCACTCGGCGCACACCTTCCCGATGCCCAGTCATGGGTATTCCTGATGAAGGACGGCGATGCGAGGGTTGTCATCCTTGTGCCTAACGGACAGGTGACAGAGGTTGGCGAAGTGACATTCGCTTCCAATGCAGCGATCGGCTGGCAGGTAACACTGTCCTGCTATCCTGATAACAGCGGCGAGTGCATCTACATCATGACCGATGACGGAGCAGTTACATCTGCTTAATTTGGAATTACAGAGAGGGGTACGATCATGAGAGAATTCGGGAAAGAAGCACGGGATTACTTCGTGTTTCGGTTTGATGGAGAAGAAGAAGAATATAAGATTCCATTTGCGTCATCCATGACCAATAAACAAGCCAAAGCCTTTAGAGAGGCAGAAGGCGACTACTTCCTTCAGGTTGAGTGGTTGAGGGAATTTATCGGGGACGCAGTGGACGACCTGACAATCGAAGACACTTCTAAAATTCTTAGCGCATGGGTGCAGGCATCCACAGACAGTGGAGCATCCGTGGGGGAATCATCAGCCTCGTCCGAATAATCGAAAAGTATGATCGTGCCCTCGAGTACGATTTAATGACCCGGACGGGGCGAACCCTTGACGAGTTAATGAGCATGGGGGCGGCTGGTAAGGTCGCCCTTTTGTCGTTTATCAAGTATCTT